GATATTATCGAAAATTTGCTCGAATGGGCTAATGATGATGATTCGCTATATATTGCTACGTTCGCTTACGTTAAATATAAACAACCAGATTATTGGTTATATAATCTTGCTAGATCTCACGAAAACTTAAAAGGCGCTTTAGATGTCGCTAGAAGCCTTATTGCTGGAAAGATTGCCAGACATTGTTTTCTTGGTGATCGTAATTCTTCGTTCGGTGAAAGGATACTCCCAATGTACTGTAAGGCCTATAAAGAGGAGACTAAACGCAAGGCTTCCCTTTCTAAAGCTACTAGTGAGGATTTGCAAGCCACCGCCGATGAGTTTGTTAAGGCTATAAAAGAAGCAAGGCTCTTGGATCTACTCAAGCAAGATGACAAGTAAGCGTTATCCTAAGAACATTATATTATGAGAGTGAAAGAATCTATTAGAGGAGCTATGACGACGATTTTAGTTTCTTGAGCGTGGCTGGGCTACTCTTTGAGGTGGTAATGGTGGGGAGTGTATATTCTTGTCAAGTCGATTGCAAATAAAATAATGACAAAAGGAAAAAAAAGATATGTTACCATGGACAAATAAAAATAAAAATGAAGATCCTACGATAGATTTTGGCAGGTGGAAGGGAGATAAAGTAAGCACGCTAACATTTGAAGAAAAGCGTTGGATGCTATACAAATCGAAACTGGCAAAGCCAATAGTAAAGGAAGCATGTAGGCTGGACGTTGGCAGATAATCACCTTAATAGCTAATCCTCAACTAAAACCCATTCACCAAGAATAGATTTAATATCAAGCATTTTAACTTCTTCCCAATTGGCTGAATGGGTATCTTTCCGATGTAGTATATATTCTTGATTAGGGAATATGACAACGGTATAATGTGTTTTACAAGCATATTTCGTTACTCTTTGACATATAGCGCCCTTCTTCATTTCTTCATAAGCTTCTATAAAATTCATATTTATCCCTTCCATAAGTTTGTTTCTATTTTGCTTTTAACTTCCCACAAATGAAAACAGAATTGATGTGAGTTTACGTAATATTGTTTAGGTGGCAAAACCATAACATAGAATTTTTCTGGATCGGCGTATTTTTCTCTAATATATTTTACCTCATCCCACGTAGGAAGTCTGTCATTTCTAGAAAAACTAATGTGGTGGAATCCATCGTCAATCGATTCCAATACTTTCAATCTTCTAAGCCTAGACATCGCCGTTGCCCCGTAAAGGTATATCCATTTTAAGCCTACGTGCGACCATTCGGATGATTGACCTTAACATATGTCCCTGGTCATCTGTTAGCTCATTGTGCGAGCTAAGGATGTCCTCTACGTCGTCGTATACCGATTGGTCAATGTGTACGTAAAATTGTATTTTATCATCGTTCATGTATATATCCCTGTAAAGTATGTCTTGAATTCAAATATTATATTGATTGACTCGAATGTTGTAAAGGATTATTATAAATCTGTCATAGAAGGAGTTTAAGAATGAAGTGGGTAAGCAGTTTACACAGATGGATATTTTCGGGTTGCAAATATCTCTTTTTGGGCAGCTAATGCGTATAAAAATTTAGTTTTAAAAAATGTGACTCATTGGATTGAGCTTCCAGGCCAACCTAAGGAGACAGAATAATGGGATATGATAGGTAACGTGCATTTTTTGCACATTGCAAATTTCGGTAAGATGAAGAGGATCAAAAGTAATGAATAATGATGAAGATGAAGATGAAGAGAACAAAGATTGCGAATGTTCACGTTGTAAAGAAATGTTTACAAGTTCTAGTGGTTATTGGATGCCCGGTGAAGATGATAAAGGTAGATCAGAACACTATTTTTATTGTGAAGAGTGTTTCGGAGCTTCGGATAAAATCAAAAAAGAAGGAGCGAAAAGATGAGCTATAAAATACAATGTGATAAATGCGGACAGGTTTTAATGAAAGGTACAGGTGATAGCAAGTGTTTCATGTCGGTCGGTGGTCATATGGAATGCAGGAATTGCGGGACTAGCATTTTGTTTACGGAAGAACTTTTGCTAAAATCTCACCACGAAAAGAATGATGAGCCACCTAAGGGGGTTAAATTCGAAGTATGAAGTGGAAAAACAAGAAATCATAAACCAAACAAACTTAGAGACTTAGTCTCAAACCCTCACCGTGTGGATAAAAGCGATGACGATCTACAAAAAAAAGTGCGAATTGTGTTTTATAACATTTGAAACTACAGACTTTCACAAAAGGCAGTGTGATAGAATACATTGTATGAAATGTCATAGAGTCTTTAAGGTGACTACACCATATCAATTATTTTGTTCAGACAAATGTGCAAAAGAAGATGAGCAAATCAAACTAGAGTTAGATAGTCGATCTAATGGCAAGTGTTCAATTTGCAATAAGGCAATAAGGATATCTGGTCAAATACGGAGTGATGCTACATGTTATGCCTGTCAATATGCCAAAACGCACAAAGCTAAAATATATGATAACACAAAAGAGATTGTTATTAGAAAAGGTGTTTCGCTCAAAGAATTGAATAGACGAGCAGAATATATGCGAATAATGGACGAAAAATTTGCTTGTAGATATATAAGGGGTAAGAGATGACGAAAGAAGACCTAACATTACTAGACGACAAGACTTGGCGCATGAATAACCTTTATCGCATCGTGGACAAACAGGGTGATTCGATCAAGTTTGTAATGAATCCAGTTCAACGAGAAGTGCTTAAAGGATTACATAATAGAAATCTTATTTTGAAAAGTCGGCAGCTTGGAATGAGCACATTTGCTGTATTGTATATGCTTGACGAAACAATATTTAACTCTAATCTTTCCGCTGGCATTGTCTCATATAGCTTAGAACATGCGCAACACATCTTTAAACGCATTTTAGGGCATGCCTTGGACAATCTTAAGCCTGAAATGAAACAATTGGCTGGAGTGGTACAAAGAAGCGCTAGAGAGATAACATTTAAGAACGGATCATTTCTTAGAGTTGATACAACTTTAAGAGGAGGATCTTATCAAGCAATTTTAATATCTGAATTTGGCAAAACATGTGCTAGAAATCCAATCAAAGCTGATGAGGTAGTGACTGGAACGCTGCAAGCTGTTCCAATTGACGGACAAGTTATAATTGAGTCCACCGCTGAGGGTTCGGAGTCGTACTTTTACGAAATGGTTATGCACTCAGTACAAGAAGGCAACGACAACCTTTCTCCTCTTAGCTATAAGTTGTTCTTTTTTAATTGGTTGCAAGAAAAAAACTATCGTATGCAACAACCTGTAACGATAGATTATGAGCTTAAAGAGTACTTTGAGAAGATAGAGAAAGAACTTGATTGTACTATAGATAATGAACAAAGAAACTGGTACGCTCACCAAAAATCTATACTTGGCGATAAGATAAGGCAAGAATTTTGTAGTACTATAGCAGAAAGCTTTTTAAGCAACTCTGACGCCTATTACTTCCAACAACACATAGAGAAGGTCTATAATGAGAATAGAATGCTAAATATACCGTTATATGACGCTTTAGAACCTGTTTATATATCAATGGACATTGGCGTTAATGATCTAACGGTAATAACCTTCTTTCAGGTTGTACATGGTGAGATAAGGGTTATAGATTACTATGAGGACAATAACAAAGGTGTAGATTTTTATTGTAACTTCTTACTCAACGATAAGAAATATATTTATAAGACAATATACTTACCTCATGATGCAGCTAAAAGAGATGGCATAGTAGTAGAAAACACATATGAAAGAGACTTTAAACGTTATATGGAACATACTAACACTAGAATTGTTGTTCTAAAGAGAACCGATAAGAACTTAAATATTAACAATGCTAAAATAAAGATGGATAGATGCGTTTTTGCTTTGAAAAGAGTTAAACCATATATTAATAAGCTAATGAAGTTTAGAAAGAAATGGAGCGAACAATACGGGAAGTATCTAGAAAAAGAGCATGAAGGTATAGAGGTTAACCACGCAGATAGCTTTATTTATATGTGTCAAGCAGTAGATCACATCGAAAAAGCAGGTTCTTTTTCAGGAGCATTAGACCGCCACAAGAAAGCTACAGAGACTAGACGAAACATTTTCTAATTCTTTTTTTTGTTCATTAAATAAGAAAAGAATTTTTTTTCATCAAGATAAATACGGCTATAGATTCTAACAATACATTGAGAGATAGTAGGTTCTTGTTTAAAAATTAGAGTCCTAATTCCAGCTTCAGAAATAAATTTATGCTTATCAGCGAACTGTCTTATTGTAAGAAGAGTTGGAATTTCAAAACTTGAATTAGCTTCAGTCATTTTAACACCATAGTTTTAGATAATAAGTATAAATATAAACATATCATATTGAAAAAACGCTAGCAATATATTTAGTCTTTTATAATTATTTGCTCTAAACTGTTATAACATAACCTTTTATATTCTTAATACCATTGACAACATCATATCATAAATATACTTTTAATTCAAGTAAACCATCTTAGATTAAGAGCCTTATGTTAAATGATAGAGAGTTGCTCGGTGAGTTCCAGGAAAATTATAGATACGCACAAGATTATTGGAGTCCGTTTGTAAAAAACGCTCAAGTTTACACCTTAGCCCAATCTGGTTATACCTGGTCAAATTCTGAGCTTAGAGCATTGCAGAAAGAAGGCAGGGAGCCATTAGAGCTTAATATCATGAGAAGACCTTTGCAGTTCTTTTCTGGTTATCTACGAGATAATCTAAATAGTATCGTTATATCTCCAGTTGAAGGAAGCGATCAAAAGACAGCGGATCAATTCACAAAGCTTAGTTATTATACATGGGATAAGGGCGAAGGCTATAGCACGTTTTTAGACGCTTGCGATGAGGGCTTTAAATCTGGTTTATCTTTGTGTGGCCTTCGAATGGACTATTCAAGGGATTTCATTAATGGCGAGATCAGTTTCTTCAAGCGCACATATAACTCTTTCTATCTTGATCCTACCTTTGAACGTATAGACCTTAAAGATTGTGGCTTTGCCATAACAAGAGACCTAATAGATCGTAATCTTATTGGAAGACTGTTGCCTTTCGTAGATCAAAAGCAAATAGAAGATATTCAATCATCTTTTAGAGACGACAAATTTTTATCATATCATCCTAATTTTACGGTACTTAGCAGAAATCGAAACCTTATGGCATACGACCAGTACTACAGAAAGATAACTAAGAGAAGAAAATTCTTAGTTGATGAACAGAGCTCATATTATAGAGATATAACCGATTTAGAAACCGAAGAAAGGAAAAAGTTAGAACTTGGCGTACATAGAATTAAGAAGCTACACGAAGAGGCCAACGAATTAGGGTTAGACAAGCGAGAACTGCCTCCAATCGTTGATATTCAATCAGTAGATAGAGATTACGTTGAATTAAATATTATGTTGAATGGTCAGCCAGTTTATACGGGTGAAGATAAAACGGGTATTAACCAAACATTCCCTTTTGCACCTGTATTATGCTATATGGAGCCAAGTATTTGGGAGCCATCACAAAGAATACAAGGTTTAGCTTCTACAATGTATTCAGCTCAAAGGCAATTCAACAAACGACACATGAAGATTGTGGATATGATGGATAGTACAATCTCTACTGGCTACAAGTATTTAATTGGATCCGTTCCAGACGTAGAAGACCTACAACAATCTGGACAGAATAAAATAATTGGTGTTGACCCTGAAAATGCTCCTGAAGGTTTAAATTCAGTTCAAGAGTTACAAGGCGGTAGTGCTAATCCTGCATTAATTGAATATCAAAATGTTTTAGATCAACTAACTCTTACATTATCAAACGTTAATGAATCTGTTCTTGGGGTTGATGACGCAGGAAATACTCAGATTTCTGGAAGACTTGCACAAGTACGTATAGGTCAAGGACTTAGAACTAACAGAAAGATATTTGATAATGTTGAAGTAACACAAAAAGTTATTGGTGGTTTAGTTCTTAAAGCAATCCAAAATCATTATCCCCCTGGAAAAGTAAAGCGAATCATAGGAGAAGAGCCAACAGAGCAATTCTACGAAAAAGAGTTTGAGCAATACGATGCAGTAGTAAAAGAAGGCGTACGCTCTCAGTCACAAAAAGACGCTTATTATTATGAATTAGTAAATCTTAAACGTGAAGGTATTGTTGATGTTCCACAATCTGAAATTGTCAAATCTCTACAGATGGCGGGCATGTCGGATCTTCAAAATGCTATTGAACAAAACGAACAACAAGCACAGCAGCAACAACAAGAACAGCAAGCTAAACAAGACGCTTTAGTAGAAGCAACAACTGCCGAGAAATACGCATTAGCACACGAAAGAGGAACTAGAGCAGATGCAAACGAAGGTCTAAGAATAGAGAGAACTTCTGAAGCTGTTCAAAATCAAAGTCTTGCAGAACTTAACAAAGCTAAAGCTATCGTTGAGCTTTCAAAACTACATGAAGATAGATTGATACAGGCGTTAGAGCTTGTTAATCAGATACATGTGCAAGAGCAAGAAATGACAGCTCGCAAAGAGGAGCTAGTTGATGCTGAATCAGAAATAGAACAGCCGCAACAATCTTCTCAAGCTCAGCAACAATCACCGCCTACAGAGGGCATAAATCAACAACAATAAGGAGTGTTTATGAAAAAAACATCTTTAAGCTCTGGAAAAGGAATGTATTCCACTAAGGATAATCCTATGGGTCAGCCATCAAGAACAAGTTCTCAATGTGGACCAAGTTCTAACCCAGACGCTATGAAGGCCAACAGGCTATTACAAAAAGCACACGCTCAGAAAGAGTCACTACGTGGCAAGAGCGGAATGTAAAGCAGGTTTACTATGTCAACACGAATGATGCAAGATCCAGTTACTAACCTAATACTACCATCAGAATTTGTTGAGGAGAGGGCCTCGTTAAAAAAATCTATAAACAAAATCGTTGATGATGTCGTTAGTTCACATGGACATATTAAAGGAACTTATTTCCTTACATTACATGCGAAGTTTGATTCAAATGATCAAACAGTATTTCGCGTTGATGAACCTAAGTTAACAAAACAACTGCCTAGTTTTAGAAGCAATACACTTGTGTATTTTGTCTCAAATTCTAGAGGGATTAAAGAACTTCTATGGATGGTAGCTCCCAAGATGAAAGGTGAGAAGCTAAAAATAGAATTTAATAAA